AAAGCCCTTTCACAACACTATATTAATCACAACTCATTAGGGCTTTTCTTTTTTCATTGTAACGTGCGCCCGCCGCGCTAGGCGTATCTAGTGTGACGTTAAAACAGTTTATCTAACAATTTTAAAAAAAAATCATCATGCGCGACATGACTAAGCAAGTAGATAATGCTCTACTTATTCCTACACCTGACCGTTCACGGCATAACCTTGACAGTCAAACACTGACTACTACGTCATTTGGACGTATTGCACCTATCTTTTGTCAAGAAACTGTACCCGGCGGTAACTACACACTTTCAAGCGAAGCCCTTGCAAGGTTTCAACCTCTTGTAAGTCCCGTCATGCACAAAATGACGTTAAAGATGCACTATTTTTACGTTCCTTATCGTTTGCTCTGGGACAATTGGGAAAACTTTATCATGGGACGTAAAGACCCTCTTACAGGTCTTGACCCCGTTCACCCTTATTTTTTGCGCTCGTATCTCAGTACTGCAACTAACGGTAAAACAACTCCGATGCTGGCTGATTACATGGGACTTCGTCCTAACTCGGCACATGTTGTCCCTCTCAATCCTTTCGCATTCTCGGCGTACCAAATGATTTATAATTGGTACTACCGTCATAAAGCGGTTAAAGATGAGGTTGAATACAAGTTAGAGGACGGGCTTATCAGCGAAGCGGATTTTAATAATATCTTTTCCGTACTTCGCACTATCACGTTTGATGACGATTATTTTACCTCAGTATTACCTACTCCGCAAGAAGGCGACCCCGTTTTTGTCGATGCGGACGGTACATTATTGTCCGCTGGCTCGCCCAATGGCATCGAAACTACTAATGGTATTGAGCAAATTCTTGAAGGTACACCTAATGAAAATGACGATGTACAGAGCGGTTTGTTCACTCGCACTCGTATCCTTGTCGAAGAAATTCGCCGTGCTGCTAAATTGCAACAATACGTTGAAATGAACAATCACGCAAAAACCTACATTGACTTTTTGAAGGCACAGTATAACGTTGACCTTCAAGACTACCGTCTTGGTATTCCTGAATATATCACGGGTTTCTCTCAACCTGTACTAGTTTCGGACGTTACAAATATGTCCGACAACTTTCAAGGACGTATTACAGGTACGGCTGCGTCTTATGCTACTTCTCAGTCGAAATCTTTTTATGCCCGTGAACACGGTATGATTCTAGGTTTTGCGGCTCTTACTTATAAGGGGGCATACACTAACGCTGTTCCTAAAATTCACACTAAAACGGGTCGTTTTGACTATTTTGCACCTATTTTTGACAACTTAGGCGAGCAAGTCGTTAGCAAATTAGAGTTTGATTCGGGACACGATTCGCCTACTGAGCCTTTCGGATATGTCCCCCGTCATCATGAATACAGGTCGAGTTTTGATATGACAACGGGCGAAGCAAGGACAACACTTAATCACTATCATCTTGCAAAAAACTACACGTCTGCAATCGGACTTACAGAAGATTTTTTTGATGTCCTAGATGACCGTCGTATTTTTGCGTTTCAAGACCCTACTTTTGACCCCGTCATTTTACAGGTCTACACTAATGTTTCGGCGGAATTGCCCATGGGTCAAGTCTCGCGTCCTGCTCTTATGTAACCGCACTTTTTAGGTTTTCTTTTCTATATACTGTTGTTTAGTTTTCCCCCTCAGAAATGGGGGGGTATTTTTTCACAATTAAATAATTATAATATGCCTTTACCTGCTCTCGCGCTCGCGGCTGCCCAAATGGGACTTAACACCGTCCAAAACATTGGCGGTGGTATGATTCAAGAACATTTTAATAAAAAGGAAAATCAGCGCAATCTTGATTATTACCGTATGCAGCGCAATGATGCTCTTTCGGATTATCAGCGTGACGTTGATTACAATGCGCCATCGGCGCAAATTGACCGTCTTACAAAGGCGGGTCTTAGTCCGCACACAATACAAGGCAGTTCTGCGCTTACTTCGTCCCCTCAATCTCGCGGTGCTAGTATTGCACCTGCTGCAAAAGTTAATGTAGGCAATAACCGTGCGGTTGACTATATGTCAATGCAACAAGGACTAGAACAGCTCAAACTTTTGAAATTACAACAAGCTAAATTGGTTGCGGATACTGAAAACGTTAATGCAGATACTCAGACTAAAAAACTAGGTTATTCTGCCGATGCACAAAGCTTTGATGCTGACGGTACTAGCGTTATCAATAAACGCAAGTTATACGAACTTGAACAAATGTTGTCTAATCTTGACAAGACAAAAAATGAGGGTCACTATACGGCTCAACGTACCGAAACTGAACGTAATAATACTCGTTCATCTAGAGCTAACGCGGATATTGCAGAAATTGAAAAAATGTTCCGTTCCTCTATGTTACAAGGACGCTCGGACCTGATGCAAAGTCAGATTCGTAAATACATGCTTGAAAATCGCGGTTCTGAAATTGATTTGAAGTATCAGGACCAAAATGCTGCTAATCGTGCTAAGTTATTGCAGATGGAAACGCAAATGTTAGATGCTCTCCCCCCTGCTATTCGCTATTTTGTTGAAAAAATCGGTGGTACGGGTATGGTTTCGTCAATATTTGGTTCTATTATGAAACGTAGTCGACCTACCACAATTAATAAAAACTTTCATCGCCACCAAACTGAAGTCCATAATTATCCTGACGGTTTCTAATGTGTAACTCTCCGCAACAAAATCAATCGGGTCAAATTTATTCTTGCGGAAAATGTAAAGCATGTCACGACAAATATATACGGCAATGGGTGTTTCGATTGCAGAAACAACAATATGAGACACCCAACTGTCTTTTTGTTACTATGACTTATGACTATGCACATATTCCTATGAATAAGGGCAAGTTTACACTACGGAAAAGTGACTATCAGAAATTTCTTAAACGGTTGCGTAAAGCATTACCTAATAGAAATTTTAAATATGTACTGTGTGGTGAGTACGGTTCTAATTTCGATCGTCCGCATTATCACATGATATTATTCGATATTGAGATGAATGATTACCCTACCCTCGCGGCTGCTTGGGGTATGGGACATGTACACGTCGGTTCTGTTACTCCTGCTTCTATTGCGTATACATTTAAGTATGCCGTCAAAGGCGATTTGAAACATCGTGACCGTAGACAACTAAAACAATTTGTCGCAATGTCAAAAGGTTTAGGCGAATCTTTTGCGTTTGATATACAACTAAAAAAAGTTGTTGGAACTGATAAAAATGGCAACAATTTTGTAAGATATGCTAAAATCCGTACACCAAAGGCACACTTTCAAAAAAAGTTGGACACCTTATTGCAGATGCCCTACTATGTCATTCCTAACCAAAACGGGGGTACTGTAAAAATGTCTATACCTAAATTTTATCTTCGTTCTGCTAATTATGATACGACACAACTTGGCGAATTATTTGCAGATGTTATGTCTAAAAAGTATGCTTCTATCCCTTCCGCAAAGTTAGACGCTATCTTAAAACGTCAACTAAAACAACGCGAAGGTGCTGTTATGCAACAAACAAAAGACAGACTTTACTCTATTTCTAAGGAAATTATGTAGTTCGTCGAAAAACATTTTATTATTGAATTATCTCGCACATATATTTGTGCCGTTACCACGATACGCAAAGCATTGTAAGTCTTTTGTTAGCATTTGCGCGTGTGGTAGATTACCTCACGTTGCTGTTCTTTGACATATTGTATTATTTTTTCACATTTTAAAAATCATTAATCATGCAAAAAGAAGATGGCGTCTCCACGCTTATTTCCGTTCTCACGATTTCAGAAGGTGCTTCTCCTTCTGTCACTCAGATTGACGATTATGCAGAAGGTTCGTATGTTATTACGCACCGCTCTATTTCTGCCCCTCGTTGGGAATCTACATTTCCCGAACTCACTAAACCCGATCTTGCTGACTCTATTGAAGCAATGTTGGCACGTCGTTCCGCTGGTATTGCAGATGCACCGCTCTCATTACGGACACGCTCGTACCCTACTGACCCGTCTTCAATTGTTACCGCTTCGGATTACTTGAAAACGGTACAAGCGCAAGCACAAACAGAACTTGACGCTGTTACGGCAAAATCAAAAGAGTATGCTACTCAAAAAGCGCAAGCGAAAAAACAGGCAGAACTTGACGCTGCTCAATTTGCTGAATTTAAGCGTAAGCAACAATCTGAAACTAAGGGCTAATAATCACTTGATTATTATTAGCCCATTGACACCAAGTTTTGTGTGTCAATATTATTTAACAATTTTAAACAGTATATCTTATGAAATTAGATATTCAAATGGTTCCTGCTTCTGTTATTGCAACTATTTGTTATTGCGATGAACCCTATGAGTTAGGGACAATTTTTTACAATCCTCAGCGTGACGAAAAACCTTATTATTGTGTCGCTGTCGATGGCACGACACGCCATTTTTGGGCTTTTCAATTCGCTTATCGTTTTTTGTTCGGTCAATTTAAAGAGCGATTCCCGTTCTAATTAATTAAAACAATCTTCAAACACTATGTACAAACCTCTCGTCATTCATCAATTTTTTCACCTCGTAAACTCTACATTAAAATGAAATTACGAAATCTTAACAAGTCGGTTACGACTATCCGACAATCCGCCGCAAAATCAATGAAGTTTCAAAAACTCAAACGCGGCGGCTCTCGTATCACGTAGTCGTTAAAACGGCTGTTCGTTACAATGAAAGAAGGAAAGCCCTTTCATAACACTATATTAATCACAACTCATTAGGGCTTTTCTTTTTTCATTGTAACGTGCGCCCTCCGCGCTAGGCGTATCTAGTGTGACGTTAAAACAGTTTATCTAACAATTAAAAAAAAATTCATCATGCGCGACATGACTAAACAAGTAGATAATGCTCTACTTATTCCTACACCTGACCGTTCACGGCATAACCTTGACAGTCAAACATTGACTACTACGTCCTTTGGACGTATCGCACCTATCTTTTGTCAGGAAACCGTCCCCGGGGGCAATTATACTCTATCCTCCGAAGCTCTCGCACGGTTTCAACCTCTTGTAAGTCCCGTCATGCACAAAATGACGTTAAAGATGCACTATTTTTACGTCCCTTATCGCTTATTGTGGGACAATTGGGAAAATTTCATCATGGGACGTAAAGACCCTCTTACAGGTCTTGACCCCGTTCACCCTTACTTTTTGCGTTCTTATCTCAGTACTGCTACAAATGGAAAAACAACCCCGATGCTGGCGGACTATATGGGACTTCGTCCTAATTCGGCACACGTTGTCCCTCTCAATCCATTTGCTTTTTCCGCCTATCAGATGATTTACAACTGGTACTACCGTCATAAAGCGGTTAAAGATGAGGTTGAATACAAGTTAGAGGACGGGCTTATCAGCGAAGCGGATTTCAATAATATTTATTCCGTACTTCGCACTATCACTTTTGATGATGATTATTTTACCTCAGTATTACCTACTCCTCAGGAAGGTGACCCCGTTTTTGTTGATGCTGATGGTACATTGCTTTCTGTTGGTTCGCCTAACGGTATCGAAACTACTAATGGTATTGAGCAAATTCTTGAAGGCACACCTAATGAAAACGACGATGTGCAAAGCGGTTTGTTTACTCGTACACGTATCTTAGTCGAAGAAATTCGACGGGCGGCTAAATTGCAACAATACGTTGAAATGAACAATCACGCAAAAACTTACATTGACTTCTTGAAGGCTCAATACAATGTAGATTTGCAAGATTATCGATTAGGTATTCCTGAATATATCACGGGTTTTTCTCAGCCTGTTCTTGTCTCAGATGTTACAAATATGTCTGACAATTTTCAAGGACGTATTACAGGCACCGCTGCGTCTTATGCTACATCACAATCAAAGTCTTTCTATGCTCGTGAGCACGGTATGATTTTAGGTTTCGCGGCTCTTACTTATAAGGGGGCATACACTAACGCTGTCCCTAAAATTCATACTAAAACGGGTCGTTTTGACTATTTCGCACCTATTTTTGATAACTTAGGTGAACAGGTCGTGAGTAAATTAGAGTTTGACAGCGGACACGATAGTCCTGCTGAACCTTTCGGATATGTTCCTCGTCATCACGAATACAGGTCATCATTTGATATGACAACGGGCGAAGCAAGAACAACACTTAATCATTATCATCTCGCAAAAAACTATACAAGTGCAATCGGACTCACCGAAGATTTCTTCGACGTCCTAGATGACCGTCGTATTTTTGCGTTTCAAGACCCTACTTTTGACCCCGTCATCTTACAGGTCTATACGAATGTCTCGGCGGAATTGCCGTTAGGACAAGTTTCGCGTCCTTCACTTACATAACCGCACCCGTAGCGCACCCGTAGCGCACCCGTAGGGTTTTCTTTTCTATATACTGTTGTTTAGTTTTCCCCCTCAGTACTGAGGGGGTATTTTTTCACAATTAAATAATTATAACATGCCTTTACCTGCTCTCGCGCTTGCGGCGGCGCAAATGGGATTCAATACCGTACAAAATATCGGCGGTGGTATGATTCAGGAACATTTCAATCGTAAGGAAAATCAGCGCAATCTTGATTATTACCGTATGCAACGTAATGATGCGCTTTCGGATTATCAACGTGACGTTGATTATAATGCGCCTGCCGCGCAAATTGACCGTCTTACAAAGGCGGGTCTTAGTCCGCACACAATACAAGGCAGTTCTGCGCTCACTTCGTCCCCTCAGACTCGCGGTGCTAGTATTGCGCCTGCGGCAAAAGTCAACGTAGGTAATAACCGTGCGGTTGATTATATGTCAATGCAACAAGGACTAGAACAGCTCAAACTTTTGAAATTACAACAGTCTAAACTTGTTGCTGATACTGAAAACGTCGCTGCTGATACTGCAAATAAAAAACTCGGTTACAATGCAGATGCACAAAGTTTCGGTGATGATGGTCAACCTGTTATCAATAAACGTAGATTGTACGAACTTGAACAGATTTTGTCAAATCTTGACAAGAC